CGATAAATACCCGAAGGAAGCCTGAAAATCCTCTGCCATCTTTGAAGAGGAGACTCCTACCGCTCCGGCATTCTTAGCTAGCCTGGAAGTCATGTGAGTGGCCTCTATGTCGGTCATTTTAAGGCTCTTCATGAAGCCCTTCTGCATCTTTGTGCTGGTGCCGGTTGAAACTCCATATTTTGCTAAAACAGAGGCATTTTTTGTTAGGTTTTCTATTTGATCTTCTGATAATTGATTGATTCCTCTAAAATTATCCCTCAAAGCTGTCATTGATTTGCCAACATCTCCAATTGAAATACCCATTCCGGCGAATTCTTTTCTGTTGGCAACCATAACCCCTTTAAGATCGCGACCACCACCAGATGTCCTTTCAAATTCCTTTGAAACCTTATCAAGTTCAAGAGCGGAAGCAATCATTTTGTCAAACATCATACCGGCGATATTGACAGGATCAATCATATTCCCTACTGACGATGCTATGTTTTCTAAATTTGTCATAGCATCTCCGGCTGCTAGTCCACTAAAAGCCTTGACCATACTTCCCGCCATAGTGTCAGCAAATTTAGCTGATACTCCCATTTTTTGAGCCATCCCACCAAGGCCCCTCTCGAAATCTTTTCCAATTTTTCTAGAAACGTCTAATTTACCATTAAATTTCTCTGTAGCAGCAATCATATCTTCAAAGGTCATTCCCCCTTCTGCTGCTAATTTATTAAGATGCTCTTGGAGTTTGACATTGACACTTAACCCTCCTTGGATTTGGTTGAGTTGGTCAACTGATATTTGTCTTACTATTCCTCCTTGTTTGCTTAACTTTATTTCCTCTTTAAGCCTCATTATTAACTCTTCTGAAGCTAATTTTTGAATAGATATATTATTTTGGGCCACGGAAAACTGATCGCGCATAAGCTCATTGATTTTTTTAAGCTCTTCCTGCTCTTGCTTCATCTGTCTTAGTCTTATAAGCCTAGATTCTGCTATTTCCGTTGCGTCTAGACTTGGAGCATCTCCACCGCCGCCTTCTGTGGTCATATTATTGTCCCTCGTATATTCTAATTAGTTTTAAAGAAAAAATGCTTGGAAACCCAAGCATCATCTCTTTGCCTTATCATATTCTTCTTTTTCTTTCTCATATTCTTCAATGGTTCTCTTTAACCACCAACCTCTAAGTCCAATTGGAAGAGAGTATAATTCTGATAAGGACCATCCGCCATAATGCTTAAGAGTAAAAAATTGCTCATAAACATGCTGCATGTAGTTATCTGTCAGGCCAAAAAAAGTCCGTATTAAACGGAACCTCCAATTCTTGCTCGTGGTTACAAGAATCACATTCAAAGTCGCCTTTGATGTCGATGGTGGGTGCGAGGTCTTTATAGATATTGCGAACAAACCTTGCTTCTGCTGCCGGAACATTATTAACAAAATGATCGAGAACGACAGGTTCTTTGTGATCATTGACGGAAACGATGTATAACTTCATTTGAGTTGTTAACATGGCCTCGCCTTCTTTGTTTTTGTTCATGAGTTTAAATATAACGTTCTCATCATGTCCGGTTAATAATCTCATTTCAACTTTGATTTTCGAATGAGGGGTTGTAACCGCATAATTGCCATTCTCAAGCACCTCAACATCATCTGTTAAATTTGGCTCATGAATATCAGCATTGGATAAATCGAATTCATGTTGTTGTTTATTACCGCAATTTGGACATTCAACTTTTGTCTCATAGATATGACCATATGCTGATGATCTGGCCGCAATTATGATTGCATTTCGATCTCCAACGATAATATCTCTTGCTTTCAATGTTTTATCAACGAGCAAGTTATCGATCAACCGATCGAGAGCCAATCCTTTCTTTAGTAAAGAACGGGATGTTAATATATCTTCGTCTTTTGCTGTCATGAAACGTATTTCAATTGTTTCTTGATTATGCAAGGGATGTCCGGATGGGTATCCGATCCCTTTCGATGGGAGTTCAACGAACTCTTTTGGTGTGACAAAGTCTAAGAGAGCGGCGGGGTCAACGGATTGTTGTTGCTGTCGTCTTGACTTTGTTCTGTCTTCATTATTTCTTCTCATTTATACCTCTTTGTTAAATTGTTATTCTTCTTCATCATTTGATTCTTCCGGGTTTGTTTGATTATAATAGTCTGGATCTTCTATTAAGGCATTTCCTTCCTCGATGCTGCCGATTTGAGAGTATAAACTCCCCAGCCTTTCGTTCATACTCTCTGTTCTTTGGTCTTCTCTATGTCCTTCTATATAATCCCTTTCCCATATTAATTCTTCTAGCTCGCTCTCTCCTTCACCATATCTTTCCGAAGTAGACTCCGGCAAGGGGGTGTCCACAGGAAGGTTTTCTCTCGCCTGTTGAACTGATATTAATTCGGGCAACCCTTCCTCCCTTGAATAATTTCCATCAACGATGCCGGGATTGATCATTCCGTTTTCTGGGTTACTGATAGCCTCTACCCTTTCTTTCCTATCAGTCATTGCTTGTAGTTGATCCGCTGCGCTCCCTGGAGCCTTTTCTTCTATTGGGTGTTCTTCCCGGTGCGCTGCCATTTCCGCTATATCTGCTAAGTCTTCTGCTTTTTGCACTTCTTTTCTGAGAAGCTTTAATTCCTCTGTTGCTTTATATGTTGCATTGCCCTCTTTGTCTGTCCCAGTTTTCTTCCACAGGGCCATCTCTTCATCACTTATTACACCATCACCATTAATATCTGTTGGTTCCTTCGAAGCCAAATCCATCCCTAATATATCGAGATCTGTGGAATCCATACCAGCCAGTGATTCTTTTAATCTCGTTATTTCTTCAAGATCCTTCATTTCTTGCTTTATTGAGTCTTTATTGTTTTTTAGCGTCTTCATAAATTGCTGATAGGGCTTTTCATCTACCTCTAGAACATCACCAATCACTGTTCTGTCTAGTACCGCCCAGTCATAAACAATTTGAAGTTCATATTCTACCAATTCTTCTGAGTCATACGAAAGATCTCCCCAATTAATGCTTTTAACAATTGGATTGACAAGGTACCAAGCCTCGGTGATTACAGGCTTCTCCCCAGGAGATATTTGATATATCGCAATTCTCTGTCTCGATGGGCTAGCTGGTAATTTATCAATCTTTCCTTCAAGTCCTGCTCCGAAAGAATTTGCAATATTTGATGACTTCTCCGGAGTTGTTATTGTTCTCCATGTGTTATGTTCTTTCAATGGAGTCCTCGGATCGTCTCTAAATGCAATTTGTGTGGAGATATGATGTCCCCCACTGGTTGTGAGTGCTTTGCCATCTTTTGTGTCAACGTTTGTATAGTGAGGACTCCTTATCGCGCTGTTGTCAAGCTTGGGATAAGCATAACCTGTATTATTGAGGATTTGCCAAAGAAAAGCGCTGGTATCAAAGAACTCTGTTTTTGACCCCATTCCGTTCATGTCAACGAATTTAAGAGTGACCGGCTTCCATTTGGCATTTCCGGGATAATTAAATGTGTGATTCAATAATCGATATTCTTTGGTTTCAATTTCAACCGATGGTTTGTTGATCGACTTGACATTTGGCAAATAGAAGACATCACTAAAAACAACAACAAACTTGCTTTTAATTTTCGGATGTAGTTCCTTCTTGGTCCACCATGACATTTAATATCTCTTATTGTGCTTTGTAGAAAGTAGCAGCGTTCTCGCCATCAACAGTTAAACATTCCGCCCAATCATAACGAAGTTCGATATCGATTGTGGAAAGTTCATCGTTTTCATAATCAAGTTCTGAGAAAGAAATCTTCTTAATGAAAGGATTCTGAAGAGTCCAAGTTTCAACTTGATTTCCGTCACCATCAATTTGAAGAATCTTAACAGCACCCAATGATGTGGTTGCTTTCTTTTTTGATTGAGTTGTGAGAACGTTTGCATCTCCGGGAATACGATATCCAGCAGAACGAACTGCTTGATTAAAACGATAAAGCGATCCGGGATCGAGAGGATCAACTAAAGTCATAGCGATAGTTTGCCATTCAACCTTACCGGGATAGTAAAAAGTATGTCCCATATATACGTGCTTAGATTCAGCAACAGTGAAATTAGGTTTTGCAACTTTCTTTGCCCACCATACTGCTGGTTCAGTTCCCTGAACTCCTGTTATAAATACTTGAAATCTAAAATTTCTTTTAGGGTCTCTCTCTGGGGTTGTTGTCCAAAATGCCATTGATCTAGTTCTCCTTTACTGTTATAATTAGTGGCCTAAGCGAAATCTGCGCCTGTTCTTGTGATTACAAAGTCAATTGCGATATACTCAATTGCTCTTGCAGGCTTCAAGAAAACCTTAGCGTACATGATATTTCTATCAATGAGATCCGCTGTTGTTGTTGAAGAGTCGAGGACCAAACGATAATCGGTAAGTCCAAATTTACTCTTAACATTTGAAAGAATTGGCTCTGCTTGAGAAGTAAATCTTGCCCAAGTTGAGCGAACATTGTTATCAAACAATACAGTTCTTGCAACTTTGCTTATCTCTGCTTTAAGATGAATCATTAAACGACGAACGTTAATTCTATCTAAAGCTGATGGTGTCTGTTGAAGTGTCTTTTGTCCAAATATTACAACTCCTTCATTTGGGAATGTTGCAATTGGATTGATGTTAACTTCATAAAGCTTATCTCGCTCTGAAGAATCCAATCTCTGACGCGCTTGAATAACTCGGGGACCTGAACGTCCACCTAAAGCTCCAAGCCCACCACGATTAAATCCTGCGGGAGCAAACCAAAGTTCTGAGCGAGCTTCTGATTGAGCCATTGCTCCGAGTCCCGCAACTGATGAAGGTACCCATACACGCTCTCCG